GCTTGAATTTGTGCATTACCTCATCGAATGGCATTCTTATCTCCCATCCTTACTTGTAATTACGAAAGATACCGCCTCGATTTTCGAGAACTTGAAAACCATTAGGAGTTTGAATTCCATAAGTCTCACCGGGTCTTGGCTTATAATCTACTGCTTCTGGTCCAATTAAAGGCCGCATATTACCAGCCCTATCATAGACAACAAATTTCTTTCCTTGATTTTTCATTGAGGACATTCTATTTAGTGCTTCAGTAGAAGCCATTGATTCACCTGATGCATTAGTTCTAATATTAGTAGGAGTCTCACTTGCTAAAATAGATGAACCTGTCTTTTTGAAATAAGCATCAGACATTTCATCCACATTAGAAAATTGACTTGGGTCTAATCCAGCCCTTACCATTTTACTTTTAAAAGCCGGCGTAGGATTAGTTAAATTAATTTGTGCCGACGCTGGCATCTCATGTGCGAGAATAGATGAACCAGTTTTACTACGATAGGCGTCTGCCATAGTATCAAAGTCAGAATATTCTTTAGGATTTAATCCTGCTATAGTTAATCTTTCTTCTACTGCTGGTAATGCTTTATATGCTCTTACAAGTGATGGGCCTCCTTCTATCCCTTCTCTAGCGACATTCTTTAGTCCACCTACCATCATAGGTAGACCAGCGGCAGCTTTAAGAATATTTCCACCTTTTACTAATGGGTCAGTAGCTCCTGCAATATTTAATAATGCGTTAGTAATATAAGCGGGATTACTAGCATCAGGATTAGGAGACATTCCTAATAATCCTTTGACACCTTCGCCCGCCATTTCTAATCCAGTTTGTCCATATTGCTTCCATAATGGTTGACTCTGCATTACTTGACGATTAGCAGATTCAGAAATATTTCCAGGATTATTTAAAGACAATCCTTCATCAGGAATGTTTAGTCCTAGTTTTTGTAGTAATGCGAGTGAAGGAGAAGTATCAGGCATTGGATGAAATGTCTAATTCTTTTTCGATATCCTCTACTGACATTGGTTCTGCTGGTGATGCATTAACTGCAACGCTAGTTACTTTAATCGGTTCAGCAACAGATTCCTGTTTCTGTCTATTTAAAATTTTAGCGCGTTCTCTATCTTCACGCTCTAACAATTGTCTACGCACATTCCAATTTTGATGGCGCGTAGGTAATACAGCTTTAAGATTGCTTGTATCAGGACGTTGTTCTGGTTCTGGTTTTTCTAATAAACGATTTAATAGTGCAGCCTTCTCATTATTCGCAATAGCTAATTGCATCTTAAGAGTTTCGCAAGATTCACAAACCTTTTCAGGTTTAGGATATTCATTACGAATTTCTTTCCATTCACGAATCCAATCTAATAAGAACATTATTTAAACCACTTTCCTTTATGTCCTACTGGTTTACGAAATCCAAACCAAGGTTTAAATATTGGGCAATGAATAATAAATAAAATTATTCCAATTATTAAAAATATATTAAATAATTTTAGGAACATTATCTTCTCCTTGCACGTGAGTGATGATATCTTGAAATCATTCGCTGTTGTGAACCAGCTTCAATAGTTCTCATATTTCGATAGAAGGCTGTCCAATCTTGTGTGGCATTAAGTTGTGCGAGGACTGCTGCCTCACGTTGGACTTTCTTAAATTCTTCACTAGCCTCCTCGAAATATCTTTCAGCACTATCGCAAGCATAGCGTAAATCATCGTAAGGGTCATCACCTTCAAACTCTGCCACATCTTCAGCAGGTTTGCCATCTTTAGTTTTCTTATCATAATTACATGCCTTAATAGATTCAATCATTAAGGGACAGCAATTAGGATGACCTTCGTGACCTTCATCACTATTACATTGAAAGATTTGTAGTCTGGGAATATTCCTCTCTTCTTCCGGAGGGTCAAATAGGGCTAAGTAGGATTTATATTCTTCTAGTCCCTTATTACGCATTAACCACATGGCTCGTTCTTCTGAGTATATGGGTAACTCTGATACAGGAATTACTGGCTTTGGTTTCCAGCGTAAATATTCATGTAATAACATTTTTCCTGATACGCGACTACCAGGAGAGTTATCACTAAGTTCGATAGAACAGCCTAAAGCTGATTCAATTTGGGAACGAACTGTATGGTCTGTTCCTCTATCTTGTCCAGCCGATTTGCAAAACTTAATTACTTTCGGCTGTTCTCTATTCATGAAGTCCTTAACTACTGGACCCCATTCTTCAATCTTAGTTTTAGTCCAATATATTTCTCTATATAAATAAAGTCTCTTTGAAGGACTCACTGCATAAAAACCTATATAGGTCATAGCAGCGAAACCCCAATCACCAATAATAAACTTAGGCCACCATGTAGGAATCTCGAAAGGCTCGACTACATGTATTGCATGTTCGGGTTCATCAGGATAATGTTTATCCCGGAACTCATCGAATACTTGTCCTAAGTATGCAGACCAGTCTCCAAATTTTTTAGCTTTACGTTCCGCTTCTGGTCTACCATCTAGTGATTGTGCATAAGTTGGGTCGATATTATCTTTATTATCTTCTAGAGTTGCATGGATGTATATTCTTTTATTTCCACCTTTTCCAACGATGATTTTTCCACCCGCTGGATATGGGTCCACAAATCTTTTCTTAACGAAAGTATGGCCGATGCCGCCCGGCATACCAGCACCTCTAGTAATACTAGGAAGTCCGCTACCTTTTGGAGAACGGTTGCGCTCTTGAGTAATGTATAGATAAATATATTCAGTAGCATTAGTAAGCTCATCAGGAGTAAATAGTGCAATTTCCATCGAATCGAAATTATGAACATCTTTTTCTTCCTCGCAGTGTGCTAAAAATATTTGCGCGCCAGAGTTAGGAAATCCACTTCCGAATTGGTCCTCTCTAGGAAATGTCCAAATCATATCGGTGCCATTATAAGTAGCACCGAATCTTGGATATATATCTCTAGTTCGACCTACAATTTCTTTCTTTAAATCTGGTCTAGTTCGTCGCATGAATACCTGTTTAAATACAGGATTCTCATGCCAACGATGAATAATACCGTATAGTAATAAAACGTCTGACTTACCAGAACCTGCGCCCCCACCATAAAAACCTTCCTTTATGGTGAAGGGCAGGGATAGAAATTCAGCTTGTTTTCTATTTGGTTTCCAAAAATTCTTATCAAATGACATTAGTGCTTCGCACTATTTATTTAGTTGTATCAGTTTGTGCGCGAGATTTAATCGCGTTAAGTAACTTAACGTAACCATCATTAATTTCATCGATGGCTTCGCTAAACATCGGGTCGTTCACTAAATCCTTATCGAGTAATGATTCAGTTACTTCCATTGAAGATTTCACAATTTCGACGACAGCAGCTTTCTTGTCGCCGCCAGCTTTCACAGCTTTAATAGCTGTTTCAACACCGGCAATACCGGGTAACATTTGTTCTCCAATAGCTTTACCAACCAAAAGAAAATTCTTTAGAATCGGATTCATTCTCGCTCCCTATTAAGGTTGACGCATTGCACGTGCCATAACTTGCGCGCATAGCAAAGTATTAGGAGTCCAAGGGTCAGAATGTAATCCCTCTTCACTCATAATATTGACACCCCGCGCAAAATAACGAGCAGTGCCCCCAATAACTCTCGCAAGATTTGGGTCAGAACTTCTACGATTAGGAACATCCCTATCCCAAAAACCAATAGGCTCAGTAACAATGCAAGGCATAGAAGTATCCAATACTGTTCCGCCAGCATCAATACCTTCTTTGACATACCATGCATCATCATTTCCAAATAATACTTTAGGCCAATCCCTACGTGGGTGCCATTCTTTCCAATCCCATCCAGGTCTATATGGTGCTGTATCTCCTACTTCTGAGCCACGCGACCATAAATTACCTGAAGGTTTACTAAAGATACTTGCATCCACTCCATTCTTAGATAATTCATTACCTAATGACGGAAGGACATTAGATTCGCCCGCAAATTCCGCGGCGCATCTTTGAAGAAAATTTTGTTGATGCCCTCTATCGGGCATAATAACTTGAGCATCAGCGAATACAATTGGCATCCAATACCAATTTTTAACTGCTAATGCTTGTGCGAAAGGTTTAATGTGAGCGAAAAATCTTTCACCCTGTGAGGCAGGGTCACGATGCTCAATGAAATGAGCCATCATTAGCGTTACTACTACTTGGTCCTCAACTACTTGCCTCGCGTCTAAATGAGGCTCAATAGGAAAACCATCTGCTAATGATTTCCAAAATAGCATGAAATCAATATGACCAAACCAATCAAATTGACTTCCGTCCGATTGACGTAAGAATCTATCGCGTTCAATTACTAATGGTGAGGGTGCCATTGTTTATATGAAATTATGCGTGATTAATAACGATTGATAAAGTATCTGAGTGAGCACGCGCCCATAATGCTGTAAATGGAACATCAGCAGTGGCCGTTGCCCATGTTGTTTTGTCAATTGATAATTCAAGAGTCCCAGAACCTACAGTTCTAAAATTCCAATTACCAGAAGGCACAGCGTATTCAACATCTTCTTCCATATCAAACGCTCTACCAACAGGAATAGTAATTGTAGCTGTCATGGAGTCCTCGTTGAAAAATTACGACGTTCTGTCCTCTCTTCAATTAAAGTAGTTAATTTTTCCATTGCAGCCGTCATTGATTCTATTTTGTCTGATATTTCATGCATATCTACGCGAATAGAGCTACGCCATTTCTCTAGTTCTTCTATTCGCGCTACAATATGTCCGGCCCGGAATGTGTTGGTTAATGTGAAGATAAATACTGTGATGAACGCCCCAAATAACCCAAAGACGACTTTATCCATTAGGGTTATTCTTTGACGTAAATCGTTTCGTATTTATTTTCGTTAATTTGTTGTGGAGCAAAAATTACAAATTGTGGACGCTTATCAGCATCTTTAGATTTATCGGATTCTGGTTCCATCGTTTTAATAACGACAGCCATATCCTTCGCGATTCCAGCAA